CTTCTTCGCTTGGGGAACGATGATATAGGCGTCGGCACTCGTCCAGTCGTTGTTCGTGCCTCCGAAAAGCGCGGTCACGAGGGCAGACGTGGACGTTATCGCAATCACCAGACCAGACGAGCCATCCGTGGTGTTGTGTACGGTATCCGCTACCTTGACGTTTGCGAACGGTGCCGTGGAATCCGTCAGGGTGCATTCCCCGTACGCGGCGGCTCCGTCGCTCGTCGCCGTTCCCGTGATCCTGTCTGTGAGGCTCTGCTTTGCGCGGATATAGAAGCTGTCGGGTAGCGAGACGGATGTAGTGTTATTGGCGTACAGGGACGCCGAGGACTCCCGGAACGGAATCCAGTTGTAGGCCGATCCGTCGTACCACTTCACGACATAGCGGTTCTCGCGGTCCATGACCTGAAATTCAAGGAAGTCCGCGTTCAGGTCGTATTCCTCTTGGTCCTCGACAGTCGTGATGCTCTGCGTTCCGGTGCAATGCTTGACCTTCCGGAAATATTCCTTCGCGGCCTCGTACAGGTAATCATACGAAGTCCGCGTATCCAGATAGGTTGACGTGGAGTCCTCAAGCAGCACTTCCCGCAACTTGTAGAGCAGGCTTGCCCCGTCCATCGGTTAATCCCTTCGCAAAATCGCCGTGTTGGAAATCTCCCCGAGCATCTTGGACGCCACTTTCCACATCTTCGCGGCACCCTCGCGGTTGACCTTTCCCTTCGAGACCCGGATGCCGCACTCCTTGGCGAATCCTGCCAAGTCGCCCCGGACATCTATGCAGGGGTCCATCATCCGGCGGCACTCCTCATGCGCGTCGGCAAGCCCTTTCTTCATCTCTGTCCTGGTAAACATGGATTCGGAAATGGAGTTGCCCAAGTCCTCGCGCCACTTCGCCACCTTGTCTTTCGTCGCGCCTTCCAGTTTCGGACGGCTGGCGAGGATCTGGTCCCGTCGCTCCCGGTCCCGCTTCAACTGCATCTTGGTTTCGTGGATGCTCTCCTGCGGCACCTGTCCCATCTCAAGACGCCGTTCCGTCTCGTCAATCGAGGACGAGAGGTTGTCGATATGGACGTTGTGATACCAAGCGGGCAGGAAGGATGAGACCTTGCCGTTCCTCATGTCCACTTCACCAAAAACCTGCACTTCAGAAGCCATAAACTCTCCTTGTCGGGTTGTTCCCGTCAGTTGTGGGGGCGAGGCCGAAGCCCCGCCCCGGTTGAAGGTTAGGCGGCCACCTCGACAGCAATACCAGTCGTGCCAGCCGTGGGAACGGCCCCTTGCACGTAGATGTTGAGACTGGCACCGCCAAGAGCGGTAACGTTGATGCCAACAGGGTCCACCAGAAGGACATCCCCCTCGGTCTGTGCCGCGGCGAAGTTCACGCAGTCTGCCGGATCTGCCGTCGCTTTGACGCAGTTCCAGAAGACGGGCCGGATGAGAAGAAGTCTGCGCTCCACGTCCGTTGCGTTGGGTCCGTAGAAGAAGCAGACATCGACATGAGCTGCCTTCTGCTGGAACAGGCAGTCTACGAAGGCGCAGTCGCGGGCGACCTTGCCCGTAATCAACTCGCGGGTGAGAAGGACATTGGGCCTTTCCTTGCCGCTCGCCCCCCGTTCGTTGACGAGATCCCCGAATGTGCATCCGTACCACTGCGAGGAATCCCCGTTACAGAGTACTTCCGCCGTCAGGTCCGTGGTGAGGAGGCTCGACTTGTAGAACTCGCAGTGATTGTACCGGGTGTATTCCCCGCCTTCCGCCACGGTGTAGAGGCAGGTGGCCGTGGCCGAGGAATTGGAGAACTTGATGCCGGTGAACGTGTTTCGGACGCCCGTGTTTTGTAGGGTTGCAATATCCGACGCCACGCCCGTCGTCCCGAGAGTCACCATGGCACCCGCCCCGTATCCGAGGCCGGGAGGGGGGCCGTTCAGACCGATGGTGTGAACCCGGTTCTTGGTCAGGGAGATCATGGCGGTCTCCACAACCGATGAATACCCGTCGATAAGAACCAGGTCGTTGTTGTTGCTGGTCACGGCCTCGTAGGCCCTGGAGAGGGTCTTGAACGCCTTGTCCCGATCCTTTCCCGAATGGGCTGTATCCGACCCCTTCTGATAATCGACAAAGTACACATCTCCGAAGGTGGCCGGAATCCCGCCGCCACCCATGACGGGGATGCCGAAACTCGAAATACCGAAGGGAAAATTGGTAAGTCCCACGATGGAACTCCTTTCTGCGTTTAGGAACGCCCGGTGTCTCTCAACCGACCGCCCGGAGGAACCGCCCCTCCGCTTACCCGTTGAAGGGTGCGGCCCCTCGTCAGGACCGCACCCCGTTGGGAACTAACTGACGGACGAACCCCAAACCCAACGCCAGTCGATGAACCCGCAGGCCCAACGAGCATAGATGCTGTTGCTGACCTGGAACGTGTCGAAATCGACATTGGTGTTGAATTCGGCCTTGATGCGGTCGATCCACAGAAGGGATTCCTTCATGAGACGGCTATCGACGAGGAACCAGTTGTTCGTGTCGTAGTCGTCCAACCGCATGTAGGAAACGACCTTGAACCTCTTGTACTGCGGGTTCATGGTGTTGTTTGCGGACTCCGGGTCTTTATCGGACCCGACAATCTCCATGGCCGCATCGTACAGGTTGTCCGGAACGATGAGCATGTCCGGGTCGATGTTGATGCGCTGGCCGATGTCGCCCTTGAACCGCCTCATGGCGAGACGGGCGGCGGCAAGACTGGTCTTGTCGAGTGCCGAAGTCCCGGCGTTGTCGAATCCCGTGGAAGTCGAGACGCCGCTTTTCGTGGTGTGCGAGTCGTTGCAGAGGCTCAAGCCTTCCTCCGAATACATGTAGGTGAAGGCCGAACTGAAAGCGTATGCGAACGTCTCGACGCCGGATTTCTCCTGCGTCCGGACCAGGGATTCGGAAAGGGCGGCGGCGCGGTTGTCGAGGACGCTGTACTTCTTGTCGTCAAGAAGCTTGCGTTCCGACGCGACTGCACCGGCGTATTCCTTCGGCTCGATCCTGGTCAGGTAGCCCGGAGACTGCGAAAGGTAGGTAAGTTTCCCGTTGAATGCCGGGATGTCGGGCAGAGCGCCCACGCTGAAAAACTCGTCCCACGCGCTGTCACTCGGGACCACTTTGTAGAACTGCTCCCGCTGCGTGGGGATTTCCTTGATCTTGTTTTCGCTGACATCCCGGAGGCGCTTGTCAAGCAGTCGGATGAACTGCTCAGAGGTTAAAGGATTTCCCATGATTCACCCCCTATGCCCTGGCCGCGCAGAGCTGGTCTGCGTTGAATTTGAAGATCGCATACTCCTCACCCGCCGTCTCAAGGTGCAGTTCCAGCACGTCGATCAAGTAGTAATTGGTCGAGTAGTCGGGCTGCGCCTCAAGGTAAGTGGAGGCGGCGTCGAACTGTGCCTTGCACGTCCCGAGCCGCAGGAAGGCGGGGCAGAACGTGTCACCGACCGCGATGTCCTGCGGGAAGGTGATGTAGAAGGTGTGCGTTGTGGTGGACGTGTCGTACGCGGTCCTGTAGAGACCCCTGTTGGCTCCGCTTCGGCAGAACCACGTGTGGTTGTACGTAATCGGCGTGTTGCCGAGCGCCGAGGTCGTCACGCCGCCGCCGGTCGTGCTGGCCACGGTGTTCGTGTACACCGTGGGGGCCGTGCCGTATGCACCGTTGAAAATCCGTCCCTTGAGGATGGTGTCGGCCCCGATGACGGCGACCTTCGCCAAAAGCATCGGATCGGACTTCGCAAACATCCCCTCCGCGCCCCTGAAACTGCGGGCGACCTGGGCGGCCTGCGTCCCGACGGACGTGGCGGACTGGCCCATGTACGTGGACGAATAGGTGCCGGAATCGGCAGAGTCGTTGAATCCGAGGATGACGCCGAACGGAACCGCCTGGCCGGTCGTGTCGACCGCACCGGCAGCGGCCCCAATCGCATCAACGCCCTCACCCGCAGGCACAGAGGACGAAAGGGTGCTTCCCACAATCGCCCCCTCGTAAAGCGTCTTGGCGCTGTTGGCGAAATCCACGGGAACCCAAATGGTACGCAGTGGATTTTCGATTACACTGAAACCCATGTTTGGTTCCTCCTGAAATTATGGAAGGTTTCCACACCCGCAAAACGGGCACCCCGACGGGCCGTCCATGATCCACGTATTGACAATGGGTTGGGTGCCGCCGCTGATCGTCTCTTGCATGAGGACAAGGGCGTCGGACGGCGAGTCCATCGTCAGCGTGTTCGCGTTCGTCCCGTACCCGACGATCCCCGCCGTGGGGACCGTGGCGACGACGTGTCGCGCTCCGCTTCTTCCGGTTGCGGAAAGCCTGTCTGTGTTGATGGTAAATCCGCAGTTCCAGCACTTGATCCACTTGCCGGTGTCTTCGTGCGCCCCCTGTACGCGGATGCGCCGCCGACGTTTCGGCAATCGAGTCGTGTGAAATCTCTGAAATCTGCTTTCATTCAATGGACGCTCCCTACCGCCTGCCCCGGAGATTGATTGGCATTTCTCCGGCCAAGGCGGCCCTCACGCTCTCGTCGGACATTCCCGTGCTCTTGATGAACTCCATGGCGGCTTCATCGAGTTTCGGAAGTGTCTGCTTTGGGGGCTGTGTCCGCGTGGTCGCGGAAACGCCTGTCGGTAACGCGGTCTTGGTTCCCTGGAATCTGTCGGAAGGCTCCGGATTCGCCTTGGCGGCCAACTTCTTTGCCAAGACAGACGATTTGGCCTGTGCCCAATTCAACTGCGAATCCACGACGGCGTTGCCGGTATGCTTCGTGTTGAAATTGGCGACCATCTCGTTGAAGATGTCCTGCGAAAGGTCCGGGTCCAGACGAGACATGGCTTGACAGTTTTTCAGGTAGTTGCCCTGATAGGCCGTTTCCGCCCGCTGCCTCTGGCCGTCCCGATAGGAAAGGTACCTCTCCAGTTCCGCAGGGGTCGTGATGTATTCCGGAATCTCCTCCTGTGGCTCCGGCTGCTGGACAGGCGGGGGGGCGAACTGCTGAAACTGTCGCTCCTGCGCCTGCTGTTCGAGGAGCGAGGCAATCCTTCCAATCGTCTCCTCGACGCCTTTCAGCCTTCTTCCGAGTTTGCTGCGTTCCGCGTTGTCCGTCGGCTCTTCCGGAATCTCCGGTTCCGTGGCGGCCTGTTCGGCGGCCTCCGTCGGTTCCTGAGCCTGCTGTGTCGGTTGCGTTTCCTCTGTCGCGGCTTCCGTTGCCTGGGTCTGGTTCCAAGCGGAGGACAGGTCTTCATCAGTCACGGCGGGTGCCGTAACGGACGCCTGTTCCTGGGGCTGGACTTCTCCCTGCATTTTCGCTCCCCTTTCGATTTGAAATAAAAAAGGGCGGCCCCGTATCCAGACGAAGTGGACACGGAATGACCGCCCTTGGTGCTCAAGTGACGCTATGTCTTACTTAGAACTTAAAGGTCCGTTGCTCCTCCGCAACGACAATCTGCCCCTCGCGGAGCGTAATCAAAATCTTCCCGAAAAACCTGTCCGACACCCTCTCCCGCAGGTAGGCGTTAAACTCCTTCAAGAGCCTGTCGCGTTCCTTATCCTGCGGTTCCTGTGCCACTCTTGACCTCTTGCAGCGCCTTGTCGTACTTGGAGATGCGTTCCGACCAGTCGTGAATCAGCTTCTTGACGGCCTTGAACTCTCCCTTTTCCTCGTCCGTCGCCACAAGGTCGCCCACCTTCTCCAGAAGCTGCTCGTGTCGGGCACAAAGGTCTTTCAACAACTCCTGCCCGAGCGGAGACTGAATGGCCTTCATGAACGGCTCGTGCTTGCCGAGATAGGAAACGGTGCTCGCGCCCTTCTTCCCCGACTGTTGCAGATAGGCAACGGTCTGGCTCAACGACGGGCGGCTTGTGGTCAACATTTAGTAAAGCCCTCCCATTCCGCCCCCGGCCGCCGTGCCTCCGTAATTCCTGGCCTGCGTCTCCATGGCCTGCATCGGAATCCCGTTCTGGTTTGACGGCGCAAAGGCTGTCAACCCGCCCTGCATCGCAAAGTCCTTCTGTCCCATCGCCCCCGCCTGCCCCTGCGGCCCCTCGTCGAGAAGCGCGTCCTTCACGTCCGTGAACTGCGAACCCAACAGGTCCAGAATCTTGACCATAACGAGATTGACGAGTTTCGGCGTCTTGGGGTTCGGAACCTGCACGATGCGGCCCAAGACCTGATCCAAAACCGCCAGTTTCCTCTGCTTGGAGTATTCCGCCTCTATTGCGGATGATACGGGCTGGTACGTGTAGTCCTGCGTCGGGTCGAAGGCCATGATCTCTTCTGGTGTCCATATGGCCTGTGCAGTCTTCTGGTGCATGAACTGCCATGCCATGCACTGAATCATCCGATACAACTCGCATAGGAACGTGTATTCAAAGGTCAGGGACTTGTAATTGGCCCTCATGTTCGCCCGCATGTCAGCGCCCGCAATCGCCGTGGCGGTTGTCGAGGCGTCCCCGGTCTGCCCCATGGTCGTGGGATAGACCGATGTAACCTGCTGCATCTTGCCGATGAAAAGATTGGCCTGCTGGATGGCCCCGGCGATATTGTCCCTGATCGTCAGTTCCTTGAACTGGCCCACGTCCTCCAGGGGAATCGTGTGTTCCGGCTCAATGAAAATCTGGTCGTTGTCCTCGGCCATGTATTTGTTGACAACCATCGTCGGCAAAGTCGCCAGTTTCACCCGGTCGTTTGACAGGTTAATGGTGTCGTTCAAGGCAACCTGCAATTCGCGGGCGTACTTGCCGTCACTCATTCCCACGTCCTTCGTGGGGTGAATGTAGCAGAGACCCCGGAGCAGGGGGCGGTACGGCCTTCCGTTTGGCAGGTAGAACGGCGTCGGCTGAAAGCGAATCAGGATCTTGTGCGACCCGCTCACGACCTCCGCGACGATGCACTCCACCAGTTCCGCGCCCTCTTTGCGCTTGCCCATGTCGTCGTAACCGACCTCGACAGCAATGGGGCGGCTCAACTGGTCCCTGTCCGTGACCATGCACCAGAACTTTCCGAACCGTTCCAGAACGTCCAGATACCGCAACTGCGGCTTGGCAATGGGCGTCTTCTGCTCGTCTTTGTTGAAGGAGTCCTTCGAGGTCTCCGTTTCCTGGGGCTGGCTTTCCTCGACGAGCTTCTCCACCTCGTCAAGGTTGATGTATCCGCACTTCTCTTGATCCTCAACCAACTGCTCGTACGTTTTTTCGGAACGGATGATGACGAAATCCTTGTCCTGCAAGGAATATACGTATTTGTTGTCGGTAAAGACGTTGCGCGGGTCCACGATCTCGTAATTAAAGTGGTCGCTGAGAACGCGGTCGTCCATCACGTCCTCGGCCCGGTAGCCCATGGCCGGAACCTGGAATCGCCGGTCAACCATCTGGTTCCCGTACACGTCCACGCCCAATTCGTAGGGAATCTGCCTCGTCCCGACCTTTTCTTTCCGCACATCCTGATCCCACCAGCACACGGCATAGACGGCGGATGCCGTGGATTTCATGTTCCATGCCCGGACCTGCTTGGAAAAGTGGTGAACGTCGGCATGATTCAGGGTCTTGTTGAGCAACTTCTTGACGGCGCGGCACTTGATCTGGTCTTCCGGCCTGTCTCCCTCAAGGTACACGTCCACAAAGTCCCGGCTCTGGAAATACTGGTTCACGAACTGCGATGTCTCTGTCAGGAGGATGGATGGATATTCCGGAATGGCGACATCAGACATCCATTCGTAATTCTTTTCGGTTCGCTTGTTTTCAAGAAGGTCAAGAACAGCCTCGAAATCCGCAACATCCCCGTCGCTGTTGCTCTTGGATGTCTGGTACTCCTGATAAATCAGGTCGCAGGCGTGTTCCTGTGCTTTGTCCATCGTTCCCACCTAATTCATTCTGAAGAACACCGGCGTCATGAGCATGGTCAGGACGCCCTTGCAATGAGGGCAGATATGCTCCTCGTCGTAATCCTCCAACTTCACAATCGCCTCGATGAACTTTTCACATTTCTTGCAATAAAATTGGTATAGTGGCATGTCTATCGCCTTGCAAAATACCGTTTCGGCTCCCGGCTATGGTATCCATCCCATCGCGACTGGGATACCGCAGCCTCTTTCAGGAGGCACTCTATGGTGATCGGGAAGTGGGAATAGCGTTCGATCCCCTTGTC